GCAAATCTACCCGATTCAAAATTACCAGACAGTTACTTATTTGATTATAATTTCCATGGAATGGTACATGAGTGTCCTCTATTAGATCTTAATATTTTCGATGAATCAGAAGTTTTAAATTCAATTAACGCAATATAATATGAAGCAACAGATATTTTTTCAATCGTCTCTTCCTCGTGCAGGATCTACACTTTTACAAAATATTATCGGGCAGAACCCAGATTTCTATGTGACACCTACTTCGGGTGTGCTAGAGTTAGTCTATGCTGCCCGAAATAATTACACTAATTCACCAGAGTTTAAGGCCCAGGACTCATCCCTGATGCGTAAAGGCTTTACCTCTTTCTGTCGTGAAGGCGTACGCGGTTTCTTTAATGCTGTAACTGATAAACCATACATAATTGATAAAAGTCGAGGTTGGGGAATCCATTACGGTTTCTTAAATAGCTTTTATCCAGAGCCAAAGGTGATATGCATGGTCAGAGACCTGCGTGGAATCTATGCATCAATGGAAAAGAATTTTCGTAAGAACCAGCACATGGATTCAGGTATCGTAAATCATGCAGCACTAACTGGTACGACAACTGAAAAACGAATTGACCTTTGGGCAGCTGGCCAACCAGTCGGTTTAGCAATCGAACGGTTAAGTCAAATCTTTAAAGAAGGAATTAATAAGAAAATGCTCTTTGTAAAATATGAAGAGCTTGCGCAAAATCCAGAAAAGGAAATGACTCGTATCTATGAATATTTAGGAGTGCCACATTTCGTGCACGATTTTGATAATATTCAGCAAATCACTCAAGAGGACGATTCAGTTTATGGAATCTATGGCGACCATACGATTCGACAAAAACTTGAACCTTTACCAAAAGATTTTAATGAAGTATTAGGATCTGCTGCCTGTAATTGGATTAAGACAAATTACAAGTGGTTTTACGACGAGTTTAAGTATTATTAAACAATACACAATTGGCCACCGCTATTCCATACCATTCCCGGACAAAGACCCGCTACACTAATTGGAATATTCTTAATTGAAAGACAGTTTACGTAGGTTGTGCAGCACATATCTGCGCAAATACTATCTCCTAAAATATACACACTGGCCACTCCACACGTATCATTATTTTGTCCAGATAAAATAACTGAGTATGTACTGTATGAAGAAACAGTATTAGTATTTCCGCCAAGTATTGCAGACCCAGGCGAGTCAACTTGAATTTTGTTATTTGTTCCACCAACAATTGAAGTGTAATTACTAGATGTTGTGTTATTATGACCGCCGGCAACCATCGAACAAGTTGCACCTGCAACTATGTTAGTGCTTCCACCTAAGATCGATGATGCGTCTGAACATCCGTAAATACAATTTGCGAGACCTCCGCCAACTGTTGAAAAATCTCCGCTTGCGGTATTACATGATCCTCCACCTACAGTAGAAAGATTTCCACTAGCAAGATTGGTATAACCTCCACTTACTGTTGCATTATAACCAGACGAAGTATTAACTGTTCCTCCAGCAACGGTTGAACCGATAAATCCTACGGCATTATTAAGATATCCGCCGCCTACTGTTGCATAATATCCAGATGCAGTATTACCTCCTCCGCCTCCTAATGTCGAATAATATCCAGATGCAGTATTACCTCCTCCGCCTCCTAATGTCGAATAATATCCAGATGTAGTATTCGTATATCCTCCACCAACTGTGGAAAAACAACCCGATGCTGTGTTGTTATTTCCTCCACCAACTGTTGAATAATAAGACGATGCTGTGCTGTCGCGTCCTCCACCAACTGTTGAAGAATTACCCGATGACGTGTTGCTTAAACCGCCACCAACTGTGGAAGAATTACCCGAGGCTGTGTTGCAACGACCGCCACTAACTGTTGAGCAATCACCAGATGCAGTATTACTATTACATATTCTCACAGTCGATCCAGATCCGCTGCCTACATCGACCACTCCGCCTCCTGCACCTTCAATTACAGTAATTGTGCCACATTTGTCTATTTTTGAAAGTTTTCCAGAGTTATCTAAGTCAAGACCAATAAAATAACTATTTACTGGAATTGATGATGGGTTGAGTGTTGAAAACGAAACACTAGGAAGTTGTATGCCTGATCCGTACATTATAATTTATTATTTTTTATTTATGGTTTAAAGTAAACAATACAAGTCGCAGTATCATAATATAGTCCGTATTGTGCAGGTAATGCCGCACAAGTACACATGTTTACAATTGATAAATTATTAACAAATGTCGTACATGCTTGATTGGCACATATCTGTGAACCTGCGATCATTACATGTGCAAATGTACAAGTATCATTTAGATGACCTCCTAAGATTGCTGAAAAACACCCCGATGCTGTGTTTCCATATCCGCCACTGACTGTGGAAGCACAACCCGATGCTGTGTTTCCATATCCGCCAGATAGAGTTGAACTAATGCCGCTTGCAGTATTACATGATCCTCCGCCGACTGTCGCGTTGGCATCAGTCGCAGAATTTGAAGATCCGCCGCCTATGTGTGTATATGTACATGATGCGACATTAAATGCTCCTCCACCGATTGTAGAGTAGAGACCAGATGCACTATTTGTTACTCCTCCGCCTACTGTTGAAGTAGTGCCACTTGCAGTATTATTAGCTCCTCCACCTATCGTTGAGTTTGAATTAGATGCTGTGTTGCTACGTCCGCCACCAACTGTGGAACAATAACCTGATGCCGTGTTGCCATATCCTCCACCGACTGTTGCATAATTATTCGATGCTGTGTTGCCACTACCGCCACCAACTGTTGAAAGATTACAAGATGCCGTGTTGCCATATCCTCCACCGACTGTTGCATAATTATTCGATGCTGTGTTGCCTATACCACCACTAATTGTGGAATAACAACCTGATGCCGCGTTATCATATCCACCACTTAACGTAGAATAACAACCTGATGCTGTGTTACACAAACCGCCACCAACTGTTGAAAGATTACAAGATGCCGTGTTGCCATATCCTCCACTTACTGTTGCATAATTACCCGATACAGTGTTGGCTTTACCGCCACCGACTGTTGAAGCATATTGCGATGCAGTATTGCAATATCCGCCACTCACAGTCGAATAACAGCCAGATGCAGTATTATATAGTCCACCACTAACTGTGGAATAACAACTTGATGCAGTATTAGAATCGCCGCCACCAATAGTAGAGCGGTCTGAGTTAATTAAAATGGAATTACAAGTTCCTCCGCCTATTACTGAATTATCGCTTAGGATACTATTAAATGTGCCTCCACCGATGAATGAACCGGTCTCAGATATAGTATTTGCATATCCTCCGCTTATTGTACTGACATCACCGCTAATAGTATTATTTGAACCTCCGCCTATCGTGCTTCTTCCGTAACATGCAGATGATGTAGTATTACAAAAACCTCCGGAAATTGTTGAAAATTCGTCATTTACAGTATTGTTACAGCCTCCACCAACGGTTGACATACTAGCTAGTGCACAGTTAGTAAGTCCACCACTAGCCGTTGCACCAATTGAACTTGCAGTATTACATTTACCACCACTAACCGTTGACCACCGTAATGATACGCAATTACAACAACCTCCTGCAATTACTGAGCTTTCAGCGTTTGCATAAGCGATATTATCACTACCTGCACCAATTACTGAGTCGGTACCTAATACTGAGTTACATAATCCGCCTCCAATTACTGACCCTCCTCCAGATGCAGTATTTAATGCTCCACCGGCAATTACACTGATTCCACAGCTTGACATTACGTTTCCGTAACCTCCGCTCGTAGTATTTGCACCATAGCAACCAGAATTGGTGACATTGCAAAAACCTCCTCCAATTACCGAAGTACAGTCATACATTTCGTTAAAAGCACCACCTGCAACAACTGAGTAATTACCATCGACCGTATTACACGTACCGCCACTAGCGGTTGAATAATTTCCACTAGCACTATTACAGTTACTTATTCGATAGGTTGACCCCAAACCATCGCCAACATCAATTACTCCAATTAAATTATCGCTTTCGATTACAGTGATTGTGCCAGTATTGTCCATTTTAGAGAGCTTACCGGCATTGTCCATGTCAAAGCCAATAAAATAGCTTCCTGGTGCAATTACCGTGTAATCAACTGATGAAAATGGTACTTTTGGGCTTTCTACTCCTGATCCGTACATTTAATATTTTATTATTTTGTTTATTTATTATGGTACATATTTTACTGTACATGTTCCACCATCGTAATATAACATTCCACTCGGTAAACCGGCTGAACTATTTGGCAAACTTCCTACCCATAATTTATTTACGTGGAAAGTAAGATTACACACTGATGTGATTCCAATTCCATACGCTCCAGCGCCATCATGAGTTATATTATTTGAATAACCTCCAAGAATAGCTGAGAAGTTTCCACTGGCGCAGTTTGCGTTCAGTGCACAATTTCCTCCGCCTCCAGCAATTACACTACTAATTCCAGTTGCGTAGTTATTTCCTCCGCCGCCAACCGTTGCATAATAATTAGATGCAGTATTACATTTACCTCCACTTACCGTTGCATGTTTAGAAGAGGCAGTATTACTATTTCCTCCAGCAACTGTTGTTGCTAGGTTTGATGAAACGTTTGAGTATCCACCTAAGATTGAAGAATAACAGCCAGATGAAGCGTTGGATCCGCCACCTCCGATTGTTGAATATTGACCAGTTACTGAGTTACTTGCTCCACCTGCAACAACAGATGAACAACCAGTTGCGTGATTATTATTTCCACCGCCAACTGTATCAAATTCGTTGGTTGCACAATTAATACGTCCACCAGCAATGGTTGAACAAACACCTGATGTGGTATTACCAGATCCACCACTGACTGTTGAAGAACAACCTGATGCGGTATTTAATGTTCCGCCTCCAATTGTTGCATAATAATTACCCGCCGATACGGTGTTTTGAAGACCTCCGCTTACTGTGGAATAACAACCTGATGTTGTGTTACATTTACCACCACTTACTGTTGCATAAATACCTGATGCAATATTGTAACGTCCTCCTCCGATAAAGGAGGATCCTCCAGATGCAGTATTACTGACTCCTCCACCGATTGTTGCGCTATTTTGAGACGCTGTATTATTATATCCTCCACTAATTGTTGTAAGATATTGAGAAGCAGTATTACTGACTCCTCCACTAATTGTTGTGTATGCAAAAGAAGCAGTATTTGAATCCCCTCCACCAATCGTAGCAAAGTTAGCACATATTGTATGACATCTACCTCCGCTGATTGTACTTGCAAGAACGGTTGAATTAATTGAATTAATTGCACCTCCGCTAATTGTAGATGCACTAGAACCTGAATTACAATTACAGTAACCTCCGCTGATTGTGTTGTTATAGCCTGCGGAAATAGTGTTGCATATACCGCCTCCGATAACTCCTCGTGAACCATTTACAATATTACAATATCCACCGCTTACTGTAGAAAATGAAGTACCGCTTGCAGTATTACATCCACCTCCCGCAACAGTTGAACACTGACCGACTGCACTATTACACCTACCTCCGCTGACTGTTGAATAACTACCCCAGGCACAGCTGCCTCCGCCTCCAGCGATAGTCGCTGCATAAGAGTTTGCAGTATTTCCTATTCCTCCAGAAATTGTGGTGTAATCTGCAGTTGCAGAGTTATTACCGCCACCTCCAATAAATCCTTTTGTACCATTTACAGTATTACAATATCCACCAGATACTGTTGAAAATCCGCATGCTGCAGTATTGCAACCTCCGCCGGAGACAGTTGAACATGAGCCAGAAGCAGTACCTAGTCTTCCGCCGCTTATTGTTGTAAAATCGCCAGTTGCAGTGTTTCCGCCACCTCCAGAAACGGTACTGACAAATCCAGAGGAAATATTACTAATGCCCCCACCGACTGTTGAATAAATTGCAGAAGCAGTATTATTTTTTCCACCGATTGCTGCTGAAAAATCAGCAGAGGCAGTATTGCATACTCCCAATCTTACAGTTGAGGTTGGACAGCCTCCAATATCGACGATATTGTCGACTGGTACTTCATTACCGGCGTCGTCCAGTCGATACCATCTACCGTCCGTTTTTGGGTAAATTTTGCTAAACCCAGTATCCGGCGTACCTGGAGTATATTGTACAGTCTTGTGTTGAGGAATATGTAGGACCTGTTTAGTCATTGTAATTTATTGCCATTTTTATTATTTATTTATCAAATGGCATAAATCACTGACCTCTACTGTTTTAATTTGGTAATTATCTCGGTAATCTGAGATTCAGACATGATTCCAGTCTTGCGATCTGCCACTGAGCCGTCTTTTAGGAAGATTATGGTAGGTACACCACGTACACTGAATTTGATTGCAACATCTGGATCCTGGTCTGCATCAACCTCTGTGATTTTAACACCACTTGTTTCATCATATTTCTCTTGCAGCTTTTGAATAGTTGGCTTCATCATTTTACAAGGACCACACCATTCGGTTCCAATTTTAATTACTTCAATCATCGTACTTTTTCTTTTTATTTATTTGCTAATTTGAAAGTTCAGCTTTAATTGCTGGATGGGACTGATAATTACCTAATTGTATATCTTCTTCTAATAAACATTTACAAAAGTTATCGTCTTTAAATGATTCAAATACTTTAACAGCATCTAACGGACCTACACCACACTCACCACCTTCATAAGGCCAAAACTCTGTATTGATGTTTAATGTTGGTAATGGGTATGGTTCTCTTGTACGCTTAGGTATAAATCTACAATTATATTCTTGCATTTGTAATAATTCACTAACTTCTTCTTTCCAACCCATTCCTGTAGATTCCCATAGTTTTCTTCTTTCCTCCAAACTTAATTCTCTACTAATCTGTTCTTTTGCTTGTTCAATATGATTTGAATATAAATGTACATCACCTAAATTACCAATCAATTCATCTGGAACCATATTAACTACTTTAGCAATGATTTCTAATAATAAGCCGTAAGAAGCAATGTTGAATGGTAACCCTAAAAATGTATCTACTGAACGTTGATTCCACATTAAAGAGATTGCTCTGGTTGGTATATTTGAATTATCTAAAATTTGATGAGTATATGCCGCAATCGTTCTTGCAATATTATCACTTTTCATTTTATATTTTGTTCTCTCATCTAAACTTAACTCTCTTGTATAAACTTGAAATGAATAATGACAAGGTGGAAGTACCATTTGGTCTAATTCACCTACATTCCAAGCATTAACTATTAATCGTCTTGAGTCTGGGTTTGTTTTAAGTTCGTTGATTAGGTTTGCGATTTGGTCTACGCCATCATATCCTTCTTGTTCATTTGTTGGGTGATTAAAATTCCTCCATTGCTTACCATACACAGGACCTAATTCACCCCACCTCTTAGCAAACTCATCATCTCTAGCAATGTTAATAAGAAAATTTCTTATATCCATTCCAATTAATCCAACCTTATCTTTTTCTTTTAAATAATTCTTATGAGCATCCCCTGTCCATATATTACATCCATTATCAACAAGGTATTTGATATTGGTATCACCTCTTAAAAACCACAGTAACTCAGTTACTACTGATTTCCAAGCCATCTTTTTAGTTGTAAGTAAAGGAAAACCATCTTTCATATTGTGACGAATTTGTCTTCCAAAGACGGAAATAGTGCCAGTTCCAGTACGATCTTCTTTATTAACACCATTTGATATAATGTCAGTTAATAGGTTTTGATAGTTCAAATCTAGTGTATTCATGTAAATTAAATTAGTTTTTCTGTGTTAAAAAAATTTCTAGCTTAGGTCGAATTTGTCTTTCTATTTTAAATGCTGGCGCAGAATACGTGCTAATTATTTTCTGCACAGTATTTGGCCCAGGGATCCCCTTCATTGTTCGATTATTAAAGCTTTCGTCAAATAGGGTTGTGCCTCTTTCTTCAATTTGAGTAAGAGGTTTAGAATAGTTAAAGGTAATAATATTTCCACCAGTCACTGCTTGCGGATTAAATTTTGCAAGGTCCCAGCCTTTCTCCATAATAAAAGAGTGGACCTCTTTTCCAAGGGGTCCACTAAATATGATTCGATCTGGCCACTTATCGGTTTCGTCACGAAGCTCGCAAAGAGCGTCTGAGATTAGAGCAAATAGGTTTTGCGCAAATGCTGCATCTTTTTCTTTAGGTACATTAAGATTCATGTCGACGAACTGTAAATTCAGAAATCTGGGTCTCTTCCCTTAAGTTTTGAGTAATTTTTCGAAGAATTGGGTTTACTCGATCACTGCCTTTTCCATCTAGCCACATTCTACCATCTTCTTTGCAGATGAATGTACGTTGTGCATCATCCATGCAAGAAAGTTTAAATGCATCTGAAGTATCCGGAACCACGCCAAAGTGGAAAATAAAAACTTCTCTTGAATAATAGTCCTGCTTTGCATCTGCAAACTTCATTAACACTGAATATACTTGCTCAGCAACTCGAGTTGGCAACTTTTTCATAACCTATTACTTGATCACACCCATGATTTTAGATTCTTGCACACTTACTACTGCAAACTCTGCAATCGAATCTTTAAACTTATCTTTAAGCTTGTTTTCAGCATCGGAGATATCCATTGCTTCTACTAAATATTGCTCGTACATTTTTCTAGCGCGACCTGTACGGTCATCAATTGTTTCAAATTTTACTTTTGCGATGTAATACATATTAATTGGTTTTTTTGATTAATTTTTTTTGAACAAAATTTATTGAGGGAGCAGGTCCAATGAAAGCATCATATTTTCTGTAAATACGAACAAATTCATCGTGTCCACTAGTTTTATATTCTTCTTTAAGCTCTTTTAATTCTAGTAAATACTTTTTATTGAATCCCATACTTTTTTATACTCAGGTTGACTTATTGGTTTTTTGAAAAAATTCTAATTAGGTTGTTCTCGCTACTCCGCAGGTTAAATCAAATATAATTAATTGTATATGTTTTTCCGTCTCTAATTAAAGATTTATTATTTTTTGCATATCTGGTGAGAGTTTGTCTCGGTATTTTTAATTGGTTCTCGGCTTCATGTATGCTATTAAATTCTATTGAATTAACAATTATTTTTTTTGAAGATTTTCCTTTAAGCGATAATGATATTTTATTTTTAGTATTAACACTATGGGATTTTCCTTTAAAATAGGAAGTATTTTCTCTTTTTACTCCATACATTCCATTGTTTTCACCAATTTGTCCTCCTCTATTTTTTATTTTAATATTGAATTGGAGAAGAGTCTCTTTTATAGTATATGGTCCATGAGAATACATTTTAGCTAATTTAATCATACTTAAACCGCTCAAATAATTATTACATATTTCATTTTTTTCTTCTTCTGAAATATATTTTGAGTTAAAATGTTTCTTATCTTTGAGAAAGTCTTGAATAGTCGGTAGCGAAACCATTGGAATATTAAAATGTTCAAAGCCAGATGATCTATTACATAATATTCCATTGTGATCAAGATCTAACCTTCCATATTTTTGTATTAACTCAAATTCTAAATAAAAAGCTTCATAATTTTCAAGATCTTCTTTATATTTTTCAATAATTGGTTCCATTTTTAATTGTGAAATGGCTTGAAGTTTTTCTCTTAATATTCGATTATAGTGCGAGTTTCTTCTTTTCCAATGAGAATATAATCTATTTCCCTTACCCTTTCCTATATAGAATATTTCAAGAGTAATTGGGTCTTTATAAAAATAAACGTAATACATTTTCTTTTAATTATTTATCCGAGGTCTCTTCAAAAATAATTATATTTCTCGAGAATCTCCATATACTCCTTTAAATACTGGAAATCGTAATGAATATGATCCATGTTGATCAACTGTAGATTCAAAATATTGAACGTTTATTATTTTTCCTACGATCTTTTCAGGGTTTTTAAAATATCGACGCCGCTCATCCATATTAAATCCACTACCTACTTGTACTCGGTTTCCTTTGTGTTCGACAATAACGGCACTTAACACTATTTCTTCAACTTCACGTTCTTCTACAATAACTCGTTGTGCTCCCATAATTGCCTCTACTACTCTATATTCAGCATCAAAAAATTCCTTAAGCTTTAGCATGTTTTTTGTACGATCCCCTTCATATCCAACATCTCGACGTGCAATCAAACCTTCCCAACCTTTTTCCTTTGCAGTATTTCTAAAATAAACAAGTTCTTCTGCGCTCTTCAATATGCTCTGCGGCAGGGTCACCAAAATCTTCGAATCAAATGATTTACGAACTCGGCGTTCAGATAGGGCAACTGTTCCAGTACCGCTATCAAACTCTTCTAGAGTTAAGATATCGAAGACCCAATATCTTGGTAATTTAATAGTATGGTCCTTGCGCTGAATCTCTTTCAGGATTCCCTGGAAGTCATCTGAGCCATCTTCTTTCATTACGCATATTTCACCATCTAACACGCAATCGGTAATCCCCAAGCGTCTAATTTCCTCTTTTACTACTCCGAGAGTTTCAAATTCCTTACCGTTTCTTGAAAAGCAGCGAACTGTTCCATCCCGAACAATCGTTAAGCATCTAACTCCATCAAGTTTTCTAGAAAGAAACCATGTACCATCAGTTATGTCAATATTTTTAACTTTTGTAAAATCATGTGCGAGTGCAACGTTAAATGTCGGGATGAGTCCAGGTTTCACGCGATTGATTAGAGTAGTAGTTGCTCTAGTTTCAAGGTTTCGATCAATTACTTGGTAAATAAAGTCGGCATATTTTGAGTTATGTTGAATAAATGAATTAGCTGCAGCGATTGCCGCATGGCCAGTAAGCTTTCTCTCATTGAGATCGTCTAACAAATAGAATAAGTTATCATATACTTCACCAGGTGCAAGTATTTCAGATCTCTTCTTTAAGTTAGCTGAAGTTACACCATACTGTTTATATGGATGGTATGTATATTGCAACACCTTAAAAATAAACTCGTCATCTGAGTATTTTTTAAGTATTTCAATCTTGTGGTTTGTTGAGTTGGAAGCATTCATTTCTCCAATAAATGCTAAAAGTGTTTCGAAATTACCAGTCATATAATATGTATAGATTATAGATACTATACTATAAATTGGTAAAATTATTAAATCTTAAGGGAACAGTCTCCGTCGATATTTTGATCGCACCATCCAGATTTTACTTCGACTGCAAAGCGCGCAGGTTTTTTACTAAAGTATTTAGGAATATTGTGATCGTCGGCTCCATCATGTGCAGCCATGGTTTCATGCCCAATATAATTCATGTTAGAATCAAAGAACATAATGTCTAATGAAAAGGGCACGTCTTTCATCCAAAAGGATCGAGTGTCTTCTCCGTCATACACAAATAGTATTCCTTCTCCGTCTCGCGGTTCTTCAGTTGCTCCCATATAACCTTTTGCTTGACTACGAGGAGTAGTTGCAACCATTAATTGTAATGGTTTTCCAGCAATTTCGGCAGTTATTGTTTTGCCATCAACTTGATTCTTTCTACAGAAAGTTTCAAACAGTGGAATTGTAGTATTTTGAAGGTATTCACTCATCATAGTTATTTATCTTAAAAAGAAAAAGCGAGTAGTCGCATTGCGTCCACTCGCTTTAATAATTAGCGATATATTGAATTACTTTGCAGGTGTTTCTTCGCCTTCAGCTGGTTCTTCACCTTCTGCTGGCTCCTCGCCTTCAGCTGGTTCTTCACCTTCT